GATAAGTTTAAGGCAAGGCAGAAGGCACTGAAAACCGTGAAAGCTAACATTGAAGCTGCTAGCAAAAAGAAAGGTAAAAAATAATGGCCGACATGAGTAAACAGTCAGATGCACAGCTTCGTGCATTGATGGCAAAAGATAGCGGTGCAGATGCAAAGACCGTCCGTGCTGCTTATAGTGAACTTGAGAGGCGTGGGCAGAAACCTGCATTTGCAGTGACACTTGTATTGGGCGGTCGTCCGTTGGAGCATCCCAAAGCACCCCCACCGCGTCCAAAACGTAAAAAGATGGCCAAAGGTGGTTATGCTAACTGTGGCGCATCTATGAAGCCTACACAAAAATCTACACAGTCTATGGGGAAATAAAATGGCAGATAAAACATCAAAAATGGCTACGCCAAAACCCAGACCTAAAAACCGTAAGACCGCACAAGCTGCGGCGGATTTGGCTAAAGTAGGACGAGTGGTTGCAAAGTCTCTGAACCTCGCACCTGCAGCTGTAGTAAGTATGTTTGAACAAAATCCTCGTGCTATTGCCGCTGCCCTTAAAAGTTTGGGCAAAGAAAAACCTAAAATGGCACGTGGTGGTGCAGCACTGAAAAAAGTGCCAGCAGATAACAAGGGATTGAAGAAGCTACCTACTCCTGTGCGCAATAAAATGGGATACATGAAAAAAGGCGGCATGGCCAAAAAGAAGAAGTAATGGCACGTAGAAATTACCGCAAAGAGTATGACAACTACCACGGCAAGCCAGAGCAAATCAAACGCCGTGACAGTCGTAATGCGGCCAGACGCAAGCTGACAAAGGCAGGTAAGGTCAGAAAAGGTGATGGCAAAGATGTTGCTCACCGCAATGGCAATCCTAAAGATAATCGTAGTGCAAATTTGAAAGTGGTCAGTAAGCGTAGGAATAGGTCATACGCTCGTAATAAGACAGCAGGTAAACGGAATCCACGTGCATAGCATTGAAGCTGATATTCGCAAATGGTCACACGATTTCTTGGAAGTGCCAAATGCGAAGTTAAATGGTCTGCCGCCATGTCCCTACGCAAAGCAAGCGTGGATTGACAATAAAGTAAAGTTCAGTGTGAACACGGGGGTGACTGGACTACTGCAGGAAGTTGCAGAGTTTGAGTCCCACGAATATGACATAGTTGTGTGGGCATCTGAACTACTCCCTGACATGCAATACTTGGACGGTTTCTGTGACGGTGTAAACGAAGCCATGTCAATAGCTGGGCATGATATGCACCTGATGGTGTTTCACCCAGACTATGACGCAGAGGATGCGGGGCTAGACTTTCTCGTGGAGGATGGGGTTAGTGACCCTGATTTAGAATACTGCATGGTGTTCGTGCAGAAACTGTCGCTTCTTGACGATGCGGCTTTGAGTCTGGAAAAGAGTGGATACTACCGTAGTTTTCCAGAAGATGTGTATAACAGTCTTGTGCTAGACAGACGGAGATTAAGAAATGGTAGCTAAGAAAAAAATGCGTGGTGGCGGCATGGCAAAAGTTGCCGCAAAGAAAAAGATGATGCGTGGTGGTGTTGCCAAGAAGCGTATGCGCGGCGGCGGCATGGTCAAAGCTGCAGCTAAGAAGAAGATGAGAAAGTAAACATGTCATGGCGCGACAAGGTATCGGTTCAGTTTCTCGTGAATTTAAAAAGCGGATTCGCAGACCGGGTAGGCATAAAAAGAATCTCAATAAACGTAACAAGCCTAAAACGTACTTTGGTTAAATACACTGGTCGGGGTTTGCTCTACATGAGCAAGCCCTTTACCCGTGTTGGCAACTTCTTTTGGAAACTGCACCGCAAAGTGCTGGATTGGAATGACAAGTAATGGTACAACCTGCTGCATTTGATACCGCAACGGAAAGTATTGCAATTACTGCCACCGCTGGCGGTGCTAGTTCTAATGTCGTATACACCGTGCCGAACTTCCACGATGCTACGGTAGAGTTCCTGCACATTAGTAACGGTGCAGCTTCTACAGACAACGTGAGCATACAGTGGTATCACAAAGAAGACAACACATATTACACCATCCTAAATAACAAATCTATTGCGGGCAATGATGTGTTCAACATGATTACAGCTGACCGACTGCATCTTCATGCCGGAGATAAGATTACGGCATTTAACGGTGGCGGTTCTAGTTTGGGTGTAACCGTTTCCGTAAAAGAATACTACAACCCTGCCCGTGCATAAATAGGAGTAAAGGAGAGATGCCCCTCACAACAAAAGGAAAGAAGATTAAATCTGCTATGACCAAAAAGTATGGGGAGAAGAAGGGTGAAAACATCTTCTATGCATCAGCCAACAAAGGAACAATTAAAGGCGTGGAGAAAAAGCAAGAACTCAAGAAAGGTGGGGCAGTTAGAAAAGCTAGCAGCAAGGCGAAGCCTAAAGCGAAGAGCAAGAGTAGAGTTAATGAAGCTGGCAACTACACTAAGCCCACAATGAGAAAGCGTTTGTTTGAAAAGATTAAGGCTGGCAGCAAGGGTGGTAAGCCCGGTCAGTGGTCAGCACGTAAAGCCCAGATGCTAGCACGTGAATATAAAGCAGCAGGTGGCGGATATAAAAACTAATGGATATTGATGGTATTACAAAAGGGATAGGTGCAGTCACAGCAACGCTAGCATTAATTGGTGGCGGATACACACTGTATGATAAGTTAGGTATTGAAGACCCGATACTTAAATGGTCACCAGAACACTTTCAAATTTCTGATGGGCCAGCTAACGGTGAATTTAAAGTTATTGTAGCACGTGAAAAGTTACGAGATGATTGTTCTGTAGAAGATTTTAAATTAGAAGTACGCGATTCAGAATATATTGTTCATCCTGCCATTCCAAGTATTGCAAAGTTTAGCGGCCCAGCAAACGATAAAGTAGATAAGTTTGGCTACAAAATTACCTTTGATTCACATCATGCAAATAAAGTAGCAAAAGGAAAAGCCACATTATTAGCGCACATTGATTATCTTTGCCCTGAAGGACAGGTTGTAGTAAATTACCCCGACCACGAAAACCTGACCTTTAACATTGAGTAGATGCAACATGTCTTCTTGCTATTGGTATATCTAGGTACAGGAGATACCAGACAATTAATTAGCAATGACATGTACTTTGAGAGCATAACAGAATGCAATTACTTTGCATCTGAATTAGCAAAGAGGTATGGCAACTACAGATATTATTCATTTATAGACCCCAAAGATAGAGTCACCGCTTACTGTGTACCTAAATACGTCAACCCCAACAACGTAGAGGTATATTAAAATGGACCCCATGAGTGCAATGGCTGCCGCTTCTGCGGCCTTTGGTGCATTGAAAAAAGGCTTTCAAATAGGCCGCGATATTGAATCTATGGTGGGTGACCTGTCACGTTGGATGGGTGCGCTATCAGATATAGAGCAAGCGGAGAAGGAAGCAAAGAACCCGCCAATCTTTAAGAAGCTATTTGCTGGCAAGTCAGTTGAGCAAGAGGCACTTGAGATTGTAATGAACAAGCGGAAGCTGCAGGAGCAACGCGACCAGCTACGCCAGCTTATTCAATATACATGCAAAGCCGGAACGTGGGAAGAACTTATCCGAATGGAAGGTAAGATTCGCACGGAACGACAAGAAACACTTTACAAACAAAGAGAGAAGCGTAAAAGATTTCTTGAGTGGGTAGCTATTATAGGTGCTACACTTTTTGCTGCTGCAATACTTATTGGTATTCTTTGGCTTTTAGTAAATGGGTAAAACATATGTCACTTCGCGCACCACAAAAAAGTCTTCAGGCTTGGACAAAACAAAAATGGCGCACCAAATCAGGTAAGCCTTCAGCAAAGACGGGTGAACGCTATTTGCCTGAAAAGGCAATAAAGTCCTTGACAAGCGCAGAGTATTCTGCTACAACTAGGGCTAAGAGAGAGGGAACACGTGCAGGAAAACAATTCGTACGACAGCCTAAATCTATTGCAAAAAAGACTGCACGATTTCGCAGAGGCGCATAATATAAAGCTGCTGCGTGAAACATTTCCTAGCTGGGAAGACAGGCTGGAAATAATTAAATCTGAGATAGAGATACAATATGTTAAACATGCTAATCGGTCCAATAGCTGATTTAGCCGGAACATGGTTAAACGGCAAGGTAGAAGAAAAGAAAGCAGAGTCTGCCACAAAGGTTGCTAAAGCAAAAGCTGAAGCTATCGTCATGCAGAAAAAAGCTACTGGCGAGATTGATTGGGATTTAGAAATGGCCAAAGGGTCTGCCAATTCGTGGAAAGACGAATGGCTTACCATTTTGTTCAGTATCCCACTTATCCTCGCCTTCATACCGGGGATGGAGAATGTTGTTCAAAACGGATTTGCCCAACTGGAAAAAATGCCTGAGTGGTATCAGTATAGTCTTGGTGTTATTGTGGCTGCTTCTTTTGGTGTTCGTAGTGCCACAAAGTTCTTTGGTAAAAAATAATGGCAGCGCAGAAAATACTAGAGTGGAAACTGCTTCCTAGATTTATGATGCTTGTGATGACGATTATGAGTTGGAGGGTGGTAGAGTGGTTTATGACCTTGCCCGACCCAACAGCAGCACAGGCAGGTTTAGTGTCTGTTGTTACTGGCGCAATGACAGGTGCATTTGCAGTGTGGATGAATCACGAAGGTAAACATCCGCACCAATCCAATCATAGAATTTCGGAGACACGCAAATGAAGTATAACAGGCAAAATCTCGTTAGCAAGCTGATTGACCATGAGGGTTTAGTTTTGAATGTGTATCAGGACTCTCTTGGTATTGATACAATCGGCATTGGTCGGAACCTTGAAGACCGGGGCATCACAGATGAAGAACTTGCTTATCTGGACTTCCCAAACATTGATGCAGTTTATGAGCATGGGATTACAGAAAAAGATGCCCGGTATCTTGCAGAGAATGACGTGCAGATAGTCGAAGAAGAACTGTTACGTGCGCACCCTTGCGTAGACAGGCTGGACTCTGTGCGTCAACTTATCTTGGTGGATATGGCGTTTAATATGGGTGTGCCGCGTTTGTGTAAGTTTCAAAAAATGTGGAACGCTATTCACGAAGAAGATTTCCCAAATGCAGCAAAAGAAATGCTTGACAGCAGGTGGGCAGTTCAGGTAAAATCACGTGCAGTTAAGTTGGCAAACGCCATGCATAATGGAGAGTTTTAATGGCAAGGCAATTAACAGATAAGCAGCAAAAGTTTCTTGATGTGCTTTTTGATGAAGCAGGTGGCGATATGGCTACAGCTAAAAAGCTAGCTGGGTATGCTGACACTTCAAATACAACTGAAATTGTAAAGGGCATTAAAGAAGAGATTCTTGAAGCCACACAAATGTATATGGCACGTAATGCGCCGAAAGCTGCGATGGCGATGACAGGTGCATTGTATGACCCAACTGAACTGGGTATTCGTGACAAGATGTCTGCCGCCAAAGAACTGCTTGACCGTGTAGGTTTGGTGAAGACAGAGAAGATGCAGGTGGAAGCAAGCGGTGGTGTGATGTTGATGCCGCCTAAAGCTGTAGTTGAGGACGATGACTAATGGCTGTTTCAAAAATATTAAAAGCCGCTCTTAAAA